TCGCTACAAGACCCAACAGATAATATAAGACCAACAGGGACAACGTCCCAACAAACATAAGGAAATAATACAATGAGCAGAGAAACTAGCAAGACGCTAAATACCATGACGCTAATCGGTAACGTCGCCAAGCGTGGTTCTAACGCATGGCATTATCGTGCAGAGTCCCAAGGTGGAGAGCCAAACCATTACGACGGAGCAATCCCCATTGAAGACGTTGAGCGTCGTCTCTTCTTCTGGAACGCTGTTGAAGCACCAGTATTCGTAGGCGTCCGTGACGAGCGTGGAGACATCATCCGTTACATTGAACAGCCTGACCGCAAAGCAATCATGCGTGATGACAACAACCACGTGATGGGTATGTTCAAGGACACCTACGCAATCCACCAGTACCGCCACACACTTCTTGACAACGTCAGCAACATTATTGACAACAACCAACTGGTCGTAGACTCTGCTGGATGCTTGCGTGAAGGTGGCATCGCTTGGGTAGCAGTATCCATGCCCGACAACATTGAGACCACAGCGGGTTTCCCTGTACGTCCAATCTTGTTGGCAACCACCAGCCACAACGGAACTATCGCAACCACCTACAAGCAGGTATATAACGCTCCTGTATGTGACAACACACTGTTCGCAGGGTTGGGCACTGATGGAGCGCAGTTCAAGGCTCGCCACAGCAAGCACAGCGATATGAAAATCCAGTCAATCCGTGAAGCACTGGACATCGTGTTCAGCATGAGCGAAGACATCATTGCTGAAATTGAGAGACTGTCTAACATCACAGTGACTGCTAATGAATGGGATGCCATTGTCAATCGCCTTATCCCTGTGGGAGAAGAAGGAACCATCCATCAAGTGTCCATCACCAAAATGCAGAACAAGCAAGAGGCAATACGTACCATGTACCGTACTGACCCAATGGTTGCGCCATGGCATGGCACTGCACTGGGAGTTGTTCAGGCTTTCAATACATTCCAGCACCACGTTGCTGGTAACAACAAGACACGTGCGGAGCGCAATGCAATGAACTCCATCAACGGAAAGATACAGCAGGCAGACGCTAACGTAATCTCAGTCATCAACGACTTGGTACTGGCGTGACCCTTAGTAAAGGTCTGACCGTGACGGTAGGGGAAGGGGATGGGACAACTGCCATCTCTTTCCCTTCCCTCCGCCACGTAATGAACACTAGTTGGCGTGAGAACGCCAGTTGTGCAGACCTTCCAAAGGCTGTCTTCTTTGATTACCAATCAGGAACTACAGAAAACAAAAGACAAACTGTTGCGTTAGCAATGGAAACTTGTAAGGGATGCAAAGTACGTTCCCAATGTTATGAGTTCTCTGTACTAAACAATGAGCCATTTGGTATTTGGGCTGGTACTTATCCAAACCATAGGAAGAGGCTGTTCAGACAGTACAAGGTTACAGGGATTTTAGAACCTCAAGAAGTCGCTTAGAACCAACCCCGATATCTCGTTTCCAAACTGCTTCACGTAATAGTGCGCCTTCTTTGGAACGGATGTCGGGGTTTTTCAATGCCTGAATGTGTGCTATCCATTGCTTTGGCTTCTTAGCAACACTCCCAAGACCCCATGCATCATGTAACTTGCGATATGACGGAAGGTCAGAGCCAACCCAAGGTATTCCTGATGCTGAATACTCTAAGAGTTTTATGTCGGACTTAGCGTGATTGAATGGCAAGTCGTTCAACGGAGCAAGACCAATGTCCATCTTCAACAGTGATGGGTACTCGTCGGGGTCACACGCAGGGCTTTTATCAACTGCTTCTTCAGGTAGTCCCCACTTGCTAGCAACTGACGGTGCACCGACATGGTAACCACCATGCATTACAAGTATCTCGTTGCGTTCATATAAAGGCTTGATAATCCCTGAGAGTATTTCTAAGTCATTACTTCTGTGGTTGGTTGAGCCAACCCACCCCACTGTTGGGAGTGAGTCTGTGTGTACTACAGGAGTGAACCTAGCCACGTCTACTGTGTTCTCTAGAACCAAGATAGGACAGTGCACAAACGCAGAAATCCTGTCAGCCAAATAGTCTGTAGACACGGTCACTAGGTCACTGGCATTTAGGACACTCTTGTAATGGTTTGTGTTCTCATCAGGGCTTATCTTTGGGTGCGATGACTCAAAAGCAAGGTTGCTTGGTCGTAGCCCCCAGTACCAGTCGTCAAGGTCGTTGATAATGATTTGCCCGTACGCCTGAGCATCTTTTATATGTTGTGGGAGTGTCCCATGCATAAGACGTTGCATATAGACAATATCAACGTCATGTAATTCTTTTGACCCATCTTGAATGTCAATAGAGAAATGGGTCTTGTTCCAAACTAAGAGACCCTCAAAAACCTCAACACCATCATGAGACAGTGTGGACATGTATTGACCTAGGCGTACCCACCCAGCGCCACCCCAATGGGCTTTGCCGTCATAGGCTCTCTCCGCTGGAATCTTGTCCCCGCTTGCTATTCCTAATCTCATCTTGTGGTTCCAATTCTATAAGTCTGTTTGCTCTTTTTTGGCACTTGTGTGCAGGACGTGTTGATAAAGGTATGCCAGTGGACATACTTACACCACACGCTTTGCAGACATACTTTACTTCTTGTGTCATGCCGTTATTGTAGTGGTATTTTTATGTACTTGTCTAGTAGGTCTGCTGTACGAACTGTTTGTTGTGTGTACTTGTCACGTAATGGCTTGCGTGTCTTCCAGTTCACACAATTCTTTCCCCAGTTACTTGAACTGCGCCATCCGATAGCAGGACGAAAGAACGGGCGGTTGTTCAACTTGTCATCAAGTGTTTTGAACACATCTTTTGTTTGGTATCCAAAGAATGCCAAGCGGTTAGCAACAATGATTTGTTCTTCTTTAGTTGCGTTCTTAGGTGAGCGTGAGAACTCTCTTCCTCCGAATCCTTGCCACGCTGATTGAGCCATTCCCAAACCACCTGCATAATAACCACCGTCGTTCCACTTGTGGTTAGTCTCACACCATGAGACTGCTTCCCAGAACTTGATAGAACCAGCCTTACGTGTTTTTAGTTGTGCTTGTAGTTCGGGGTGCATTGTGTTGATTGTCATGCTGTGAACTTTGGGAACTGTGATTACAACTGTCGTTGTACTCGCCTCTGGCGCATCACCTCCTGTTGTTGTAAAACCAAATATGGTTGTGACTGAAAGGGTGAGTGCGGTGAGAAGGCGATAAACCATTTTGCTCCAATGTTCCTACAATATATAAAAAGAGACCCATACCAAGACGAGAGCAGGCTCTCAAAGGGGGGGACTTGGTATGGGTCTCTGTTTCTATCTTACACCGAATTACGGTGAAAGCAAGTTGAAGCGGAGCATTTCTAAATCTTGAACAGGTTCACCATGTAATGGTATGACGCTCATGTTGATTTTATTGGTAGGTTGTTCGTGTGCTTCAACGCAATCACTGCAACGACAACCTTGTCGGTACCTAATCCATGAACCATGGGGTTTTATTACGGATGCTTTAGGTGTGGTGCTAATCAGTACAGTACGCTCTTGTGGTGTAAGACCACCCCACATGCCCCACTTCTCGTCAATGCCTGCATCTAAACACTCAGCCCATACAGGACATCGGTGGCATACTTCACGTCCAATAGAATAATAATTATCGGGGACGTCAGTATCTAATGGTGGATACCAGAAATCGTTTTTACGTTTGCGGCATGCCGCATTAGTCATCCACTCGTGGAGATTCATCAGATTTACCTTCTCTTGCAATTCTTAAAATTGCCTCAACACTGTTTTCCACAGATATTATTAACATGTCGTAACGTTGTTGTAGCGCATTTAGTTTTGCTTTGAGTTTGTTGGTTTCTTCTATTAGTTCTTCTTCTGATGTGTACCCCATTGCAGAGAGGTACGCTTTTCTCATCTCGTGAGTATCCATTACGATGGTGGGTACATTTGTTCAGCACATTCCCAGCCACATCCTGCGTACCCAGCAATGTCTAACCAATGGTCTTTTTTTCCAGGTGACTGTGCTAAGCGAGATACTTTTACAAGTAGCATCATGACAGCAACATCATGGGGGTCAAGAAATACTTCTCCGCCAGTGTTACGTGTAATAACAATACGACGTAAGTAGTCTTCCCACATGGATGCTGTCAATGAAAAGTCGTCAATAGGGTCACCGTACTGAACGTTACGGTCACCATCTATAAGTTGGGATGCTTCAACTAGGAGTTTTGCTCTTGATGTGACCATATCTCGTACGGGCGACCTTTCTCATGGAGTTCATTCCATTCTTTTTTCTTTTGTTTATACGGAACATACTTTTCATCTGCCAAAGTTTTAACCTTGACTTTATTAGAATTGAATCCCCGAATAAAAGAAACAAACTCAGGAAGATTATTTACACGATTAGCATTTTGCTTGTGTGAGTTCCATGCCCGTGTCATAAGGCAAGGGATAATGCCTGCACGCTCTGCCTCTTCGTAATAAGCCACATGGTCATCAACCATGATTGTCTTACCAGTTGCCAATGTAGCAAGGAATGCTTTGGTCGGTCCAAAATGCAAAGTATCAACATGCAGACCATGGGTTGTAAGCCACTCGGCTGTCTGTGCCCACGCAGATTGAGGGCGGGCAGTAAGCACGTGAATCTTTACGTTCATATCACGCAAGTCTTTCCATGCCTCTAGCACGCCATCAAATGGTTCTTTGGTTGCAAACACTTCGTGTGTACGAGCGGCTTCAGTAAGCCATGCGTTGAATGTCTCTAGGTCTAAGTCCCAGTCTTCATAGAAGTTCCAGTGGGTAGGGTCAGGAAGAAATAACTTTCCCATACGCTCCGCACAGTAATCCTTGAAAGCGTCAGCAAACGGGTAAATAACACCATCAAGGTCAATACCTACATCTGTAATTACTTCACCCATTTTTGATTCTCCATTGTCCAGTTGACCGCTTTAGTAAGTGCTTCTTCCAAAGAGTATGGAGGAACCCAACCAGCATTCATAATCTTGCTGTTATCTAATGCATATCGGTGGTCATGACCTGGACGACTTGAGTGGTAATCAACATTCTCATGGTTGATATCCTTGACGCCAAGTGCCTTGGCAATCTCATATGTCATCTCTAGGACGTTGCGCTCTTCACCAGCCACATGCCAACGGTTCGGAAGTTGCGGGAACACGGGGCTGGAGCCGTAGATGTACGGGGTAGTTTCATTAAGTATCCACAGCAATGCATCTGCGTGGTTACGGGCGTGTAGCCAATGGCGTGATGAGTACACAAAACCATGGTTGGTCTCTTTACCATGCAGGACAACCTTGTCTCCGTTGAGTAAGGCTTTCATCGTCTTAGGAACAAACTTCTCAATGTCTTGGCGCTCACCATAAAGGTTCATGGTGTTGGTGACAGTCAAGGGAAGACCGTAAGTACGCCAATAGGAAATGGCAACTGCCTCTTGACCAACCTTGCTAGCCGCATATGGGTTAGATGGGAGCATGGGGTCAGCCCACTCTTTATGGGCATACCCTTCAGGCGCTGGACCATATACTTCGTCTGTTGATACCTGAATGAAGTGTTCTAAATTGTCTTGGTGGCGTGCCCACTCCACAAGGTTGGTGGTTCCCATAACATTGTTCAAAATAAAAGGAACTGGGTTGGTAATTGACCTGTCCACATGTGACTCAGCCGCAAGGTGGAGTACGTAATCTACAGCAGGTGTATTGGGGGGCATTGGGGAGCGAAGGTCGTGCCACATAATGTGAACACGCTTTGGGTCATAACCAGTGATGTCAGTGAGTCGGTCTACACGTCCTGCGTAGGTAAGGGAATCAACAATAGTTATTTCCCAATCGGTATTTACAAGGAGGTGCTCAACGAGGTGGTGCCCAGCAAAGCCACACCCACCAGTTACTAGTACATGTTTAGTCATGCCGTGAGTCTAGGGGTATTTTACGGTCTTTGTCAAGAGTCTTCTGATAAATCTATGATGTCAGCGTAAAGGGAGTCAGTCTGTGAACTGTCTAAACCACCATTAGGAAGTTGACGAGCCTGTTCGCCTGCCTTGGCTCCAAACAATCGGGACAGTACGCCACTTGAGCCACTTGCTTCTACTCTGAGACTAACCATCTCTCGGTTGTCTGAGATACTTCTCATCTTTTCCACAAGAGTAAATACTCTGTCCATTTCAGTGGAAAGTGCTGGGTCAAGACCCTGCCCTTCTAGTTCTTCAGCGAACCTAGCGAACATCACACGACCTACTTGCATCTCCACAAGCGCCCTCATTGCGGCTGTCAACTGGTCTTTAGTCCTAATCTCAATCGGCAAAGAAAACGCACACTCACTATTTTCTTGAAATGAAGGGCAACGTGAGGACAGATAGCAATTATTACACTGCCGTAAAGGGTTCGCATTGTACTTGAGAACAGGGGTTACTTCGGGGGCAATTTCAATAGATTCCCCATGCCCATCAAGGCTTTGCGTGCCCATGGAGGTGATGTTTTCAATGCCCATGACTGGTAGCAATACACGTTGTCCTTCGTGCCGCCTCTCAGGGGGGGTGGTAGCAATACTTGCACCCCCAGAAACCACTTTTCCACCACTAGGGGTAGGGGGGGTGATAGCAATTATGTCCCCATTTTCGGGGGTACCAAACTCGGTCTCATCGGTGTCGTCCATAGGGTCATAGCCTCCAAAAGTTTTAGTTTCCCATTGCCTCCACGACTCTATCGCAAGCATTCCAATGGCGGATACTTCATCTTCCATAACGGCATCTATGTCAATCCCAAGTCGGATAATATCGGCACGATGTTTCTTGCGAGCAGACTCTTTTTGTTGGGCGGGGTACCTACGTAGACCATGCCCATCCCATACTTGTGTCTCTCCATAACGGATGACAGATGTCCATGAGACCACCACAACAGAGTCCCATGGGACGCTTTCAATTAGGTCAGGCTTAGAGGTCATACCAATCAACTGGGCACCCCATCGCTCCGCCAGTTGCTTTATGCGCTTCTGATTCTTAGGAGTAACGGCTTTATCGGAGATAGCAACTCTGCCATTTTTTTGGCATAACCACGCCAACCGCTCCATATCGTCAGGGTCATTCCAAATAGGAACATACTTGTCCCCAAGCCAAGAACCATCATAGTTAGGTTGCCCAATAACAATGCTTAGGCTGTCAGCGTGGAGTCGGATAAAACTATCGTATTTAGCAATATCCTCATCCGTCTCTGAAACATAGAGAAGAACCTCGCCACCATTGAACATGGCATTGAGGTCTTGGTCTTTCTTCTTAGGGATGGGCAAATGAGTCAGATTGATACCAAAACGGGTAACACCTGCCGTCAATAGCATGTTTCGGTATGAGCCTTTCTCGGCTCCACCAAAGTATATTTTCATTCCCAGCCGACTCTGCGCCACACAGAAGGTGAGTGGTTTTGCTCTATCAGAAGCCGTTCAAGGTCATCTGCGTACAAGCGAACCATGGAGAAGCATGGCATTTCGCCGTTCTCGTCAGTCCAGTTATCTTCGTCTTCAGTGGTCGGAAACCCGTCATGTTCCACACACAATGGTGGTCCACAAAAGTTTTGCTCCAAACCAATCTGGTACCACTCTTCAAATGTTAAGTCATCCAATGTCGCCCCAACTTCTTTCTTTTTTAGCCATTTCCTGCTTGTTTATTTCTTCTACAAGCGTATCCCAGCTTTTTATCTCTCTACCTTCTGACCACTCAGGTCGGATGGTGTGAGGAATTGTAGCCAACAGTGTGGGAATGCCGTAACGGGATATCTTAGCAATAGCCTCGGGGTCTATGTCAACAAACCAATGGGGTCTTCCAAAAACAGATGTTAAAGACATAACTCTGTCATATACAATTTCAGAACCTTTGTCTTTAGTTATATCTACTGACGTTGCTTTGAACCCCTCACGCTTCAACCACTCTTTAAGAATCTGCTCTCCGTTGTGACCATCACGTTCAATACCGTCAGCAATAACAATAATGCGACCATGGTAATACGGAAATAGGACGTTCCAAAGGCGACGCACTTCAGCACGTGGTTGTCTGGCACCCAGTGATTCTCCTGGGAGCGCTAACGCATCAAAGGTAATAAAAATCATTGGTCGTAAAGACCCATAGCCTTGCGCTCAATATGGGCAACGTGTGCACCAGCAGGGCAGTACATGCAGAGATACTGACGCTTTTCTGGTGGGACACCAATCTTGCGACCAATAGTCTTAGCCTCAATACACCAGTCAGGGCAACCATCGCTAGGACGATTGTGCTGGTTAAAACATTTCAAGGCTTCAACCTTTAGGTCATCACGGTAATCTTTGATGTACACGTCATGGTCTGACAACTCTTTAGTAAGTGCTGACTCCATGTCTAATTTACTAGCCGTCTCTGGGTCTGTGCGATAAATAGTTGCACGACAGTTATCTGAGTCAGGAAATTGAGCATTGTGGCGATTGCACAACTCAATAAGTTCTTGGTCATACTCAGGTGGTCCATCATAAGGACGCATCTTGTACATAACACCATGATGCTTGCAAACGAGGATACGGTCAAAACCTGTTTCAGCCATTTTATACTCCTTGGTAGGCTCTCAGCCTACACGACAACTATTAGAGTTGTCTAGTAGCCATAATTTCTAGTTTTAAGAGACCGATTAATAAATGATTGGTCATTTGCAAGATTTATTGCTGTTTCATCCCGACCTGTCATTGGGCTTATAATTCCCTTGTCACCAAAGTCCCTGCGTTCACGGTATTCATCCAACATACCTTGTGCAATATCAGGAGTAGATTTGAATGCAGCACTAGACTGCCTTTTAGCAATCAACTGTGCAAGACGTGGTGTTGAACGGTAATTGTCACCGAGACGGCGTCCTCTATGGTCTGTTCCCATCAGTTTCTCCTATCGCAAGTGTGATTCGTAGTTCGGAAAGCCTTCGGCTGACTGAACGTTGTATTGGATTTGCAACTCTTCTTTACGAACTGTTGCAGAAGTTGGGTCAACCACACCACCACGGTCTGGGGTAAGACCCTTAAACTTGCCGTCGCCTGCGCCACGTACAAGGTCCATATTCATGGAACGAGATTCATTAACTGCCATACTATAATCCTATCATTTCTTTAGTTTTGATACTGGAACCCATTGTTCCCCGACTTTTACATGCCGTTCGGTGTTACCTTCGGCATTTTTCATTACTTTAACTTCAAGCGGTGCTTTGGGAGCCTCTTTTGGAGACCCCTCTACGCTTTTGGGGAGGCTTCCTTCTTTGCCGCTGGCTTCTTTGCAGGTTCCTTTTTAGCAGGAGCAGGCTTAGGAGCCGCTTCTTTCTTTGCAGGAGCCTCTGTCTTTGGAGCAGCCTCTTTTTTAGGAGCCGCTTCTTTTTTGGCAGGGGCTGCTTTAGCAGGTACAACGGCTTTAGCAGGTGCTGGAGCAGGTGCGGCTGGTGCGGGGGATGTAGGTGTTGTAGCAGCCGCTGGTTTTGTAGGAGCGGGCGCTGGAGCAGCCGCTTGAGCGGGGGCTGTCTGTTGCGCTTGTGGTCCTGCTGGGCTAGTTCCTGGCATTGGAGTTGTTTTAGGC